AGGGGAACCCTCAGATTCATGAGCAAATTACAGCTATGCGAGACAAGCCTGTTATCGAGTTGCTTTCTCCAGAAAATTTAAGGATTGATCCCGCCGCCGATTGGTCTGATCCCATAAACACAACCCCCTATATAGTCCATCTTATTCCTATGTTTGTTCAGGACGTGATGGAAAAGGTGGATAGTGAGGAATGGTTAAAAATCACCAAAGAGGAATTAATTTCTTCGACTAGCGGGAATGAAACGGATAACACCACTCGTCTTACCCGTGATGAACCAAGAACTGACCCCTTAGAGAACGATCAAGAATTTGGAGGAATAACAGATTACAAGATCGTTTGGATTCATAAAAACATCATAAAGAAAGATGGTGTTGATTGGTGCTACTACACTGCTGGCACTCAGTTCATGTTGACGGAACCAAAGGACTTGAGGGAAATGTATCCTTGGTTAAAGCATGGGGAACGCCCCTATGTAATGGGTTATGTCAATATCGAAGCCCATAAGATTTACCCTGCAGGAACCGTAGAACTAACCCAAGAGCTACAGGCTGCGGCTAACGACATTTGGAATCAAAGATTTGATAATGTTAGGTTAGCTATGAATAAGCGCTACCACATTAGACGCAGTTCAAATATAGATATCAATGCGTTGAAGAGAAGCGTTCCCGGTGGCAGTGTAATGATGGATGACCCCATAGGGGACGTGCAGGTAATTAATACTCCTGACATCACGGCTTCAGCATATGAAGAGCAAGATCGACTGAACGTTGATTTTGATGACATAGCGGGAACTTTCTCACAAGGCACAGTTCAATCTAACCGCTTAATGAATGAGACGGTTGGTGGAATGGAAATGCTGTCTGGTCAGGCGAACACCATGATCGAATACATGATCAGGACGTTTGCAGAGACATGGATAGAACCCGTACTTTCCCAGCTAGTAAGACTAGAGCAGTTTTACGAGACAGATGAAGTTGTTCTTGCGGTTGCTACGAATAAAGCCGAAGGCGATAAGGTTGAAGAGTCGGGATTTTTCCAGCAATTTGCTGGAGACATCGATAATCTTCTACGCCATGAGATGACGGTAGGCGTCAATGTTGGTATAGGCGCTACCGATCCAGTTAGAAAGGTTGAAAAATTGTTGATTGGTATTCGCACGATGGCTGAAGTGAACCCAGACGTAATCATGTATCTCAACCAACCTGAAATAACGAAAGAAGTATTTGGTTCGTTGGGTTACAAAGACGCCAAGCGGTTCGTTAAAGATGAAGAGCAACCACGTCTTGAGCAGATGATGGCCCAGCTAGAAGAAGTCTCTGCCGCAGTCCAACAGCTTATGGAACGTGGCGCTGATAAGGAACTTGAAATTCAGGGACGTATTCAGTCTGCCCTTATTAAGGGCCAGTCTGATATTCAAGCGGCTAAAGAAAAGGCAATGGGCGATATTACTTCTACCCAGATTGCCTCTGAATCAAGAGAGCGTATGGATACGACGAGACAATCCATCGCTATGATTGATTCCAGAATCAAAGCCGAGAAAAACGACATTGCTAGAGGCGAACTACTTCTCCAGAAAGAAGCGCTCGTCCATAAAATGCTCCTTGAGGAGGAGGCCGATATTGGCGTCTCTCCGGGGAACGATGAAGGAAAGCAGATGTCTGATGTCTTAATGAACGACAAGTACGGGAATATTCCCGGCGCTGAGGGTTAATGGACGAAACTGAATTGTTAGTAGCGGAGGCAAGACTTGGCCTCCAAACAAGGGAATTCTTGAGTTCCCCATTAGGTAGATACATCTCAGGGAGAGCAGATAAAGCCAGAGAAGAGGCCTTTGAGGCTTGGGCTTCTGTCGCTCCAGATGATGTTGAAACCATACGGGAACTTCAATTCCGTGCAAGGTTACCTTCTCTGGTTATGACATGGCTAGATGAGGCAATTAACCAAGCAAACCATGCAGAGGCATCTCTGTCAGAAATACAGGAGCAGTAATGGACGCTATCCAAAAGGACGTGGACTTAGAAGTAAATCAGGAACCGCAAGAAGAACAATCAACCCCAGTAGGGGCGCATGATTCAGAAATAGAAAGAATTGCACAAATGGTGCAAGAGGGGGTTATTCGTGATGACGAAGAAGATCATCAAGACACCCCATCAGAAGTACAGGATTTTAGCAACCCGCTTACAAAGAAAAGTGACGAGTGGTATGTCACCACCAAAGTAGACGGGGAAGAGAAAGATGTGCTGTGGAATGATGTTCTTACCCAGTATCAGAAAAACTCTTCTGCTGACAAAAGACTTCAAGAGGCCTCAGACCGCCAACGAGAGTTGGTAGAGTATGAGACCAAATTAAACGCTTACAGGTCTCATTTGGAGACCCAAGCGCGCCAGCCATCTTCGGACGCTGGTGAAGAAGAAGAAGGATCGCCATCTTCGGACGCGACTGACGCTCTATATGAGCGATACCACGATGCCCTCTTTCAAGGCGATGAAACTAAAGCCAACGGTTTGCTTAAAAAGATTCGTGCCGCAGATAGACCATCCACCCCTGAGATAGATGTTAATAGCATTGTCGAAAGGACGAAGGCCGAAATGCGGGAAGAGGAGAAACAGGCCAGAGAACGCGGGTACGAGACCCGTCGCAAAGATGCCGTGCAGATGTTCCATAATGAATATCCCGATATCTCAGGCGATCCCTCGTTACTTGCTGTCGCTGACCGACGTTCTGCTGAACTTTATTCTGCGAATCCTACTCGTGATCCGTGGGACATTATGCAAGAGTGCGCTGAGTATTCACGCGCTTGGATTAATTCCTATGTTGAGAAAATGAGCGGAGGCCCAGCGGAAGGACGGCGCACACAGCGCAAGCAGAACATGGATGAGGTTGTACCAAGAAACGTCAAAGCCTCTATTGGTGAAGACGAAGTGGAACAATCTTATTCCGACATCATAGCGGAGATGAAACAAGGTAGGGGACAACCCGCCTAGTAATTTGTTTATTCATCTCTAAATTTCACTACTGTCTAAGGAGATATTGCAATGGCAGGTCAGGTATGGGGAACGTCTAGCCTTGGTGGCTATATGTATTCTCTAAATTTGTCCAAGGAATTGCGTTTGGCCCTACGACCAATTGTGAAATTTCGTCAGTTCGCGGACGTTAAAGATGCGGCACACCAAGGCCTGAACAAGGGCGATACGTTTCATTGGAACGTATATTCCACTGTTTCTGGTGCAGGTGCGGCGCTTACTGAAAACACTGCGATTCCTGAGAAAAATTTCACGATAACTCAAGGGACGATGACAATTACCGAGTATGGTAATTCAATTCCTTTCACCTCCAAGCTGGATGATCTTTCAGAGCATCCTGTAAAGGAGATAATTCACAAAGTCTTGAAAGTTGATACCGCTGAAGTGTTGGACGGCTTGGTCGCAGACCAGATCGATACAACTAAACTGCGTGTAGTTCCGGCTGGCCCAACAGCAGACGCCACCTCAACCACTGCGGTTGTGTTGACGACTAATGGTACGGCTACGTCTACGAACGGTGTTGCTCTCGGAAAAGATCATATCAAAGCAATTGTTGATGTGATGAAAGAGCGCAACATTCCAGCTTACGAGCGCGATGACTACTTCTGTCTCGCATGGCCCACAACTTTTCGCACACTCAAGAACAACTTGGAGTCGATCAATCAGTACGTCGAGTCTGGGTTCCAGTTGATCCGTAATGGTGAAACTGGTCGTTACGAGGGTGTCCGCTTCGTAGAGCAGACGTATCGCGCTAAGGGCGGTGGAGCGACTGGTATGGGTACAGCGGCGGCGGCTTGGACTAAAGGATTGTCCGATTGGGCTATATTCTTTGGTGCAGACACTGTTGCAGAAGCAGTCGCAATCCCTGAAGAGATTCGGGGCAAAATCCCGTCCGATTACGGTCGTGCGCGGGGTATCGCATGGTACTACCTTGGTGGTGCCGGTTTAGTTCACACAGTCGCCGCACAGGCCCGAGTGGTCATGTGGGACAGCGCTGCTTAGAGGAGATTAAGTTATGGCTCAGTCAACTCAAGGTGTAGGTGTCAAGTCTGGTCTTTCTGATCAACAGAAGATCACGGCTTCGATGAAGGAACTTGGTCTTGCTTCCAAAGGTGTTGCTCAAAAGCCAGAAGGCGTTGGCACGGCATCTAAAGCCCCTATGGGGACTACTTTGGATTGGAGTCCCAAGGGATAAACCACAAACAAGGAACGGGGGGCTTCGGCCCCCTTTTTCTTTGGATAAAGAATATGGCACATAGAAATTTAGTACAAACACCTCTTCCCAAAATGAAAGAGGTTGACACTTGGAAAAACGTTCCAGACATTGATAAGTCTGACATTGCGTTTAGGTCTGGGGATATAGGAACTTCATCTGATGTATATGAATATGACCCCAAGCCATTGGCGGCACATCATGTCGAAGGTAATGAGTGGGAGACGGGCGTTGTTGCCCCGAGAGATATTCATTTGCCTGAGTATATGGAGTGGAGTTGGCCAACAAACCCGTACCCAATGCGTTTCGGAAGATAAATTATGCCAGACCCTGGAGCACAAAGAGCGGATCGTGATACTGGTGATGATGCTGCTGAAGCCTATGAAGGTGATGCAATGCGTGCATACGACGCTGAGTATGGGGATCGTG